ATCATCAGATGTTTTCACATCTGCTCTTGCACGTAAGACAACTGCTAAGTTGCGTGCAAACAAGGCTATCCCACGCAAGGGTTCACTATACTGGGCTGGTATCCACCCAGAAGTTGCTCTTGACCTACGTGCGGAAACAGGCGTTGGTTCATGGCGTCAGCCACATGAGTATCAGTCAAATGATGCTATCTGGGCAGGCGAACTAGGAACATACGAAGGTGCATTCTACGTAGAATCACCACGTCTATTTGAAGCCAAGACAGGTGCCGACCGCACTACATCAGGTACAACTGCTTCTGCTACATCAGCATCAGCAGCAACTGTTATTACATTTACATCTACATCAGGTCTAAATGTTGGCGACAAGGTTGCAGGTACAGGTATTGCTTCAGGTGCAAAGGTTGCTTCTATTGATGGAACATCAGTAACAGTAACAATTGCTAACACTGGCGCAGTATCAGCAACAACTGCTATCACAATCACACCAGTAACAAAGGTGTTCAACACCTACTTTGCTGGACAGCAAGCACTTGCTGAAGCGGTTGCTGAAGAGCCACATGTTGTTATCGGACCAGTCGTTGACAAGTTGATGCGTCACCGTCCACTCGGATGGTACGGCGTACTTGGTCACGCTATCTACCGTCAGGAAGCACTCTACCGCGTAGAGACTTCTTCATCAATTGACTTTGTGTAAGCAATAGTTAACTGACAGCAGGGCAGAGGCAGCAATGTCTCTGCTTTGCGGTAAGTCAACTAAGGAGACTAATGACTACTTATATCTTAACCCCTCCAACGGAGGAGTACGGTCCAGCGGGCGGTGGACGTTTGTTCATTCGTTATCGCTTGACACGCGGTAAGAGTCTGCAACGCATTAACGGCGTATGGTCTGAAACAACTTTCCCCACAGAAGATGTAATTGCAGCAGCCGACATATTTTATTTAGGTGGACACGAATATGTGATACCTGAGTATGAGGCTCAAGAACTAATTGCTCAGGGATATGGAGCATACGTAAGGGCGGAATAATGAGTAAGTGTATTGAAGAGGGACATGCTGGCAAAGTAATTAAAGATGGTTACAAACTAGTAAATGGGCAAATGCATTTTACCGTAGAACTTTGGGGTTGCACCCGTTGTGATGCTACGTCAGAAACAGCATGGGAAGATGCTGGTGAATACAAGGCTAAAGTAATTGACCATAGTGATTGTGATAACAACCCTTGCTTTGGTTGCAAGGCTAAAGGGTTACAACTAGCAACTGGTGATGCATCAAGCCACATTATAAATGCTGGTATTACTCAAAAGAAGTGGGATAAAGAACTAGATTTCTACAGAGATGCGCGTGCTCAAGGTGTACAACCTGAAGCAACATCACGCAAGGCTGTAGAGAAGGCACTAGAAGCATCAGAGGTTCTTAACAAACCTTACAGTGGTGAGACTATGCCTAAGGCTCAACATATAAACAAAGAAACCGTAGCAGTAATGAAAGAGATAGGACAAATCTAATGGCAGCAAAGAAGAAGGCAGCCGCTATGTCAATGAAAAAAGACATGGCACAGGATAAGAAGATGATGATGGGTATGAAGCCAGCGCAGAAGTCCGCCTTCAAGAAGGCTGACAAAAAGATGGATGTCAAGAAGCCAACGGCTAAGGCAGACATGCGTATGGACATGGCTCTTCGTAAGCGTATTATGAAGAAGGGCAAGTAATCATGTGCACAGCATGTGGATGCGCTGACCGCGCAGTAACAATTGACGCACCAGTGCGTAACAGTACACAGCCAGCAGCAGGAGCAATCCCTGGCTACACACAAGGTTCATCTATTGGTGGACAAGAACTTCACCGTTCAGATGCAAGCGTAATTAACGGCTGGAATGTTCCAGCACCGTACGGAAAAGGAAACTAAAAATGGCTAACGAATATATGAACTCAAACGTATTTGGTGCTGGACTAGAAATCCCAGTAAAGGTACGTAAGGCTGCTACAGACAAGTCTGCTGTTAACAAAGACTTTGGTGGCGGAGTAGGACCAGGACAAGCACCTATGTCAGCACCACGTTCAGGTGGCGGAACCGCTAGCGGTCCAGCAACTGTAGTACAGGGTGTTTACACACAACCTACAGTAGGTGGCGGTAAGTTCTAATGGCGGGCACACGTCGAGCAGGTGACGACCGTTCAAACATGAACAAAGTTTACAAGCCTATTGCTGGTTACTTTGGCAACGTTGCTAAGGAAGTTGGCGAATTTGGTAGTGCTTGGAAGAAAGCATTTAATGCTTCAGCAGATGTACGTCCAGGTGCTAACGCACGTGCACGTGCTGCTAACAAGAATCAAGATGCACAGATGGGTCAGGCACTAGGAGCAATCCTTCAAGGTCGCCGTTACGACAAATCTGGTAAGCAGATTAAAAAGTAATGCCTAAGGGTATGGGCTTTAAAGCCGCGCAAAAATCTATTGCTAAGAAGCAGGGCATTCCTATGAAGAATGCAGGGGCAATCTTAGCGGCAGGCGCACGCAAAGCATCACCAGCAGCAAAAAAGAAAAACCCAAATCTTAAAAAGGTTAAAGGAAAATAAATGACAGACCCTAGACTAAAGCGAGCAGGAGTGTCTGGCTTTAATAAGCCTAAGCGCACACCAAGCCACCCAAAGAAAAGCCACGTAGTTGTTGCTAAAGAAGGTAGTAAGGTCAAGACTATTCGCTTTGGTCAACAGGGAGTTACTGGCGACAGAAAGCCAACAGCACGTCAGGCTTCTTTCAAAGCCCGCCATGCTAAGAATATTGCTAAAGGCAAAATGTCTGCTGCATATTGGGCGGATAAAGTTAAATGGTAAAAAAGAAATCTACAGTTAATTCTGCGGGTAACTACACCAAGCCAGCAATGCGTGCTGCATTGTTTAAGAAGATTAAGGCTGGCTCTAAGGGCGGAGACCCTGGAGAATGGTCTGCTCGTAAAGCACAGTTGCTTGCTACACAATACAAAAAAGCAGGCGGAGGTTACAAGTAATGGCATTAGCCAAACCTCAGCAGTCTCTTAAGAAGTGGACTGCACAAAAGTGGAAGACATCTGATGGTACGCCATCTAAAGGTAAAAAAAGATACTTGCCCGAAAAAGCGTGGAGCGCTTTAAGCCCAGCAGAAAAAGCAGCAACCAATAAGGCTAAGGCTTCAGGCAATGCAAAAGGCAAACAGTTTGTAAAACAACCTAAGCCTATAGCAAAGAAAACCGCAAAATACAGATAGGGTAAATAATGACTACATATGGTACGGCTACATACAATGGGACTTCATATACCCTTTATGGGTTTCCAGGTTCAACACTTCGTGATGAACTAAACCGTCTTGCCAATGGTGGCGAATACCCAAATCGTCTTGTATATAAAGATGAGACTGGTGCAGCAAACGATTGGTGTGGCACAGAGGCAGGGTTAGGTATGACCGCCGCTCTTAATTTTAAAGCAGACCCAACCCGTGCTGCTAAAGACTACAAAGCGAATAACGCCGTTGCTAACGAGTTGGCTGGAATGAATGTTCCGCCTAACCAGTATGTAGAAATCGTTACCGCATTAAGGACTATTGCTTCCTAATGACTACTACATTAACTAATCTTATTAATGACACTCAACTAAACCTTGCAGGTTTTACTTATCGTCAAGACCGCGCAACTTACCTTACTACTGGAATGACTAGCAGTGACCTTAGCATTAAGGTTGCATCTACTGAAAACATTGGTAAGGGCATTATTGAAATTGATGACGAAATGATGTGGGTAGACTCATATGACCGTCAATCAAATACAGTAAGCATTGCGCCTTATGGTCGTGGCTACAACGGCACAACAGCAGTAGCCCATGACGTAAACTCTAAAATTACAATTGCACCTACATATCCACGCCATGCAGTTAAGCGTGCAATTAACGACACAATTAGTTCTGTATACCCAAAGGTATACGCTACAGGTTCTAGCGTTGTGTCTTTTTTGGCTAGCCGTACAACTTACGAAGTACCAGCAGAAGCCATTCAGATTCTTTCAATGGCATGGCAATCAGTAGGACCAACACGTGAATGGCTACCAATTCGCCAATGGCGTTGGGACCCAATTGCATATGCTCCTACATTCCCAACAGGTAAGACTGTATCTATTTATGACAACGTTCTTCCTGGACGTAACATTAATATTGTTTACTCACACATGCCAGTGCAATTAGAAAACGGCACAGATAATTTTGAAACAGTATCTGGTTTGCCAACTAGCATGAGAGACGTAGTTATTTATGGCGCTTCTTGGCGACTTGCTTCTTTCTTTGACCCAGCCCGTAACTCTATTACTTCTCCGCAATCAGATGAAATTGACAGCAAGCGTCCGTATGGAACAGGTGCAAACGTAACCCGTCAATTACAAACTCTCTACTTACAGCGTCTTGAAGACGAATCGCTTAAGCAGAAACTTCAGTACCCAACCCGCGTCCACTACGGTAGATAGGCAATCATATGACAGTCCGTAAATATACATCCCGTTCTCAACAGACAACGCTAACATCTGCTATTACATCTGGTGCTACCTCAATGGCGGTATCATCTGCAAGCACATTGCTTGCTACTGTAGGTCAGGGTGAGTTTGTTAGTGGTGCTACGTTTACCGTAGTTATTGACCCAGATACAGCCATTGAAGAAATTGTAGATATTACGGCTGCGTCTAGTAATACGTTTACTATTACTCGCAGCGTTGATGCTACTGGTACAGCACAAGACCACTCGGCTGGTGCAATTGTCCGACATATGATTATTGGTCGTGACCTTCGTGAACCTAACGAACACATTGAATCAACTGGTCAGGTACACGGATTGCTTGCTACATCTGGTGTAGTAATGGGTACTCTTGCCACCCAAACAATGTCTAACAAAACTTTGGGTTCTAACCTTGCTGCTGGCACATTTAGAATTACAGGTCTTGGCGACCCAGGCTCAGCGCAAGATGCTGCTACTAAAAATTATGTAGATACTGGTATGAACTCACAAGTTGTTGCAGCAGCATCATCTGCTACAGCAGCAGCAACTAGCGCTACAAGCGCTGCAACATCAGCAACATCTGCTGGTACATCTGCTTCTTCTGCTGCAACTAGCGCATCTTCTGCACTTACTTCTGCTGCTTCAGCAGCAACATCTGCATCTTCCGCAGCAGCATCAACATCCGCTGCTGCAACTAGTGCTGCATCCGCAGCAACTTCTGCTAGCAGTGCTGCTACATCTGCATCTAGTGCAGCAACATCAGCATCAAGTGCTGCTGCTGCTACATCTGCTGTGGCTACATCTGCTGCATCTGCTGCTACATCTGCTACATCAGCAGCCGCGTCAGCGTCTGCTGCTGCTACCAGTGCTACATCAGCGGCGGCTTCTGCCACCGCTGCTGCTACTTCTGCTACATCTGCTTCTAATAGTTTTTCAAGTATAACAGGACTTACGGGTTCTGGTCTAGTTAGAGACATGGGCACAATTGCAGACCCAGATACAACTACAGCCACATATATAAGTATTGCTACCGTGGCTGATGCTGCTGCCGTTAGCGCTGCATCTTCTGCTACCTCAGCAAGTGCGGCTAGCACTTCGGCTACAAGTGCCGCTAATAGCGTCTCAGCAGCCTCTACAAGCGCTTCTAGCGCTGCTACTAGCGCAAGTTCAGCCGCTACCTCAGCCTCTTCAGCAGCCACGTCTGCTACCTCAGCAGCCAACTCTGCTACTGCTGCCGCCTCATCTGCTACTACGGCAGCCTCTTATATTCCCGCTATCACCTCTGGCGTTAACGGGTATTTTCTAACAAACAATGGAACATCCGCTTCATGGACTAACCTCTCAGATTGGGGAGCAATCTAATGCCATTTGCATTTCAACGCCGTAGAGGAACTACGGCACAACACGCATCTTTCACAGGGTTACTTGGTGAAGTTACGGTAGATACAGACAAAAAGGTAACAGTAGTTCATGATGGTTCAACAGCGGGTGGATTCCCTATGGCGCGAGCACAGGGTGGCAGTCTTGCTGATGCAACTACAAGAGGACTAGAAGAAGACATTAACGTTGTGGCTTCTGCTGCAACTGGCACAATCAACTTTAATGTTGAAACTGCATCTATCTGGTACTACACAACTAACGCATCAGCCAACCACACTCTTAACTTTAGATACAGCAGCAGCGTGGCTCTTAACACATCATTACCAGTAGGCGATACAATTACCCTTGTGTGGTTAAACACTAATGGTTCAACTGCTTACTATCCAAATGTTATTCAAATTGACGGAACAACAGTCACACCAAAGTGGCAGGGTGGAACAGCGCCTACCGCTGGTAATGCATCATCTATTGATGCCTATGTATTTACAATTATTAAGACAGCATCTGCTACCTACACAGTCCTTGCATCTCAAACTAAGTTTGCTTAATAGGAGGTAGTCATGCCGTTAATAACATTACAATCTGCCAAAGGATTTGGCTTTGGTAGTGCAACATCTGGTTCAAGCGGTGACTACGACTGGATTGCATCTTATGTAGTTCCTAACACAAGCACTACTTCGTTCAGCATGACTGGTATACCTTCAACATATAAGCATTTGCAGTTGCGCGGCAATGTCCGTGTAACTCGTTCTGCCCAATATGGCGGTGAAGTGTATGTTGGTTTTAACAACGATACAACAAATGGAAATTATTACAACGGTGAACTTTACACAAATCCACCTTCTGATAGTGGTGCTACTGGTGGTGGTGGAAGTGCAAGTGGTTACCCTGGTTTTTATGCAATCAGAACAACAGGCAGTGCATCAGAAACTGGAAACTTTGCTCCGTTTGTTCTTGACATTGCAGATTATACAAATACAAACAAGAAAAAAAGTGTTCGTATGATAACTGGTTGGGATGCTAATGAAACCAATCAAGGATTTATTGCTTTATTTTCAGGTTTGTGGCAAGGCACAGCAGCAATTAACCGATTAGATTTTGGTCTTGCTTATGGTGATTTTATTAGCCAAAACAGTGTATTCAATCTTTACGGAATTAAGGGGTAGTTAAATGCCAACATACGACAATTTAGGTACTGTTACAGTATCTGGTAGTTCTACTACAACACATACTTTTAGTGGCATATCCCAGTCTTATACAGATTTAGTTGTAGTTTGTCATTTTCGCCCTAGTGAAAATACAAGTCAAACTTATATTCAATTTAATTCTGATACTTCTACTAGCAGCACAAATTATTCAACAATTTCACTAACCTCAAATGGCAGTAGTTCTGTTGCTAAACAACATAGAAATATTTATGGTTGGTATCCTAGCCCTGGACCTGGTATTGGAACTGCAACTTATTTAATGCCGTGGGTAGTACATATTAACAATTACAAAAACACTAATTTAAACAAAAATGCCGTAAGTCGTTTTGGTAATGCAAGTTCTTTTAGTAATATTCTTACACATAGTTGGCGTTCTACTGCTGCAATTACTTCTATAAAACTTACACAAGAATCTGGTTATTGGATAGCAGGAACAACATTTACTATCTATGGATTGAAGGCTTCTTAATATGGCTATGACACTAATTGGCACAGCAAACTTAAACTCTGGTAGCACAACTGGTAGCACTGGACTAACAATTACTGGTATCCCACAGACATATAAAGACTTGTTAATTATTGCAAGCCTTCGTGGTCAGCGTGGTGGCACTCAAGATGGAGTTGGATTTGCATTAAACGAAAACAGTAGTACCTACTCTTATATTGGTGTGCATTTTAACGGAGGTATTACTAATCAAAATACAAACTATGAATCATTTTGGGCTGGCGCAATGCAGGTTACAGAGAACACTGCTTCTGCATATAACAATCATGAAATATACATACCAAATTATACCAATTCGTTTAACAAAAGTTATATTCAAAACTCAATTGCAAACAGCGCTATAAATGCTGGAGCAAGTCAAATATCAATGACTTGCAATGTTTATACAACCAATACAAATGCAGTAACAAGTTTTAGATTACAGTCAGCAACAGCAAATGGTTTAACGCAATACTCATCCGTATTTGTTTACGGAATAAACTAGGGAGATAAAATGACAGAACAAGAACTAACTCACACAGAATATAACTGCACAACTGGCGAAACTATTATTCGCCCATTAACAGCAGAAGAACGTGCAGAGTATGAAGAAATTCAAAGACTTTCTGCCGAGCGTCTTATAGCAGAAACAACAGCAGCAGAAGCATTAGCGGCAACAAAGGCTTCAGCACAAGCAAAACTTGCTGCACTTGGTTTAACAGCAGAGGAAATTGCTGCACTGTAATGTGCAAACAATGTGAAGATTGCAGTAAAGAACATCAATATGATGGGCTTGCAGGTGTAGATTTTATAGAATCAAATGAGTTTATCTAAGGAGATATAGTGGCAAGAGACATAACCGAAGGTCGCCCCACTAGGGCGATTGCTGTTGACTTAGGTATTGCTACAACTAGTACATGGCAAAACACAGGCGACTCATACGATTGTGCTATTGCTGGTATTCCGTTTCTTACTGCTGTATCTGATGAGCGCCCTTACCAAAGGGCTACATCACCATTCCGTAAACAACAGTTTGATTCGCAGCGAGACCCAGGCGAGCAGTCGCTATCTACTTGGTGGCTACGCAGTCAATCCTCTTTCCATGCTGGAGAGGGGATTTTGTTTTATGACCCACTTGCTAACCCATACTCAACTACAATTGCATCTAACTCATACCGTATTAAAGAGTCATACGGTGTAGATATTTGGACACAGGGACAAGCAACACTGTTGCATGATGTTACACAGGGTCACGTTAGTACTCATCAAATTAACTCTAATGGTCGTGTAGGTCAGCATTTACGTTCTATTGTATACAATGGAACTAACGGTGTATTACTACATGATGGCTACGACATTGACCGTATTAGCGTAGATGGAACAGTAGAACATTGGGTAGATAATACTGCTGGGCAAGATAAAGTTTACTCGCTTTGTGATGATGGCAAGTTTGCATATTGGATTACAAATGATGCATCAACTGCTAAATTAGAAATTAACAAAAAGTTACTTACTGCTGCTAGCACTACAGCACCTACTGTTGTTGCAACTGCATCATCAATTGCAGTGACTAACGCAGTAATTGATTATGTTAAACAACGTCTTGTATTTGCTGTTAATAATTTTGTATATGAAATGCCCGCTAACGCAACAGCGTTTAATCAGGCTGTGCTTGTATACACACATCCATCTACTAGTTTTGTATTTAGTAGCATTACTGAATCAGGTACAGCAATTTACATTGCAGGATACGAAGGTATTAAATCTTCTATTTTTAGGTTTTCGTTAGATGCAACAACTGGTTCTATGCCTGTACTTACGTCTGCTATTACAGCAGCAGAACTACCTGTTGGTGAAGTTGTTAACAAAATATATGAGTATCTTGGTTATATGATGATTGGCACTAACAAAGGTGTACGTGTTGCTGAAATTAAAACAGACGGCTCATTAACTTACGGTCCGCTTATTGTAGAACTAGAACACGGTTGCTATGATTTTGCAGCACGTGACCGTTTTGTATGGTGCGCTACTGGTGTTAGCACTATTGAACCTGGTCTTATTCGTATTGATTTAAGTAATGAAATTGAAACCTTACGCTTTGCTTATGCTAACGATTTATTTTATGATACACAAAAGCATAACATAACAACAGCCGTAGCCTTTTTTGGTAACACTGCACAACTTGCTTTTTGCACAGCAGCAGAAGTAGCGGGTGGAACTGTAGTTAATAAAGCATTAAGCGGTGGAGTTGCAACTCTTACCACAGCAACTGCTCATGGGTTAACACAAGGTGAAGTTATTTGGGTAGAAGGTGTTGATGCTGCTATTAACTCTAGCAACACATCTGGCTATGTTATTTCAACTACACCTAGCACTACATCTATGACGTTTACTACTGCCTCTACTGCTACCGTTACATCTCAGGCTGTTACATCATCTACCGCGCTTGTTAAGCGCGTAGGTAGCACATACTCAGAACATGCTACACGTTTGCGTTCTGATGGTTACTTGCAGACAGGACTTATTCGTTACAATACATTAGAACCTAAAAACTTTAAGCGTGTTGTAGGTCAAGGTTTGTTTACATATGGCTCTATGTCTATTCAAACTATAGATGTAAACGGAAATGTTTATGATGGTGTTTCATATGACGCATCTATTGGGAACCCAGAGGTTGTTATTACACAGCCAGCAGGAGCGCAAGACGCAGTGGGATTGCGCTTTAGACTATACAGAGATGCAACCGATAACACCAAAGCACCTACATTTAAAGGCTATCAACTTAAAGCAGTACCTGCTACGCCACGTACTCGCATCATTAGTATTCCATTGTTTAACTTTGACAGTGAAACGGATAAGTACAACTCAACATTGGGATATGAAGGACGTGCAATTGAGCGCCTAGCAGCATTAGAAAATGCTGAGTCAGGCGGAGATGTTGTTACATTCCAAGACTTCCGCACTGGTGAAATCCGCCAGTGTCTTATTGAAGAGGTTAAGTTTATTAATACTTCACCACCCGATAAAAGATTTACTGGGTACGGTGGAATTATTACCCTCACCATTAGAACGGTATAACACTATGACGCCACAAGATTGGGCTGCATTTGCCCTGTCAATCACATCTTTAATAGGTGCATTTGCAATTATGATTCGTTGGATGGTCAAACATTACTTAGCAGAACTTAAACCAAATGGAGGTAGCAGTGTCTCTGATAGGCTCAACCGCGTTGAGAGTCGTGTTGACGACATTTATCGTATTATCTGCGAGCGCTCTAACTAGTTGTGGGTATCAAGGATGGGTCAGGTATCCCTGCCAAGAGTACGAGAACTGGGAAAAACCAGAGTGTAACCCACCGCAATGTCTTCCAACAGGCACGTGTACTAAAGACATCCTTCCAGGAGTCCAAGATGAGTAAGCGTCATAAGTTTAGTCCTGAAGAATTACATGCAAGACTTATTGTAACTATTGGAATTATACTAGCAATTGTATTTGCTGGTTCTGTTTTTGCATTGCTATACGCACTGCTATTTATTACACAACCACTAGGAGAACAGGCGCCAAATGATGCTGCATTTATTGACCTTGTCAGTACCCTTTGTGTATTTCTTACTGGTTCTCTTGCTGGCGTACTTGCAGGAAATGGATTGAAGTCTAAGCCTAAAGAACCACAAGTGGAGGCAACTAAATGAAACTTGGTTTTATAATTCCTGAACCTAACTGGGATATTACGTTTCCAAATGTAGACCCACAAGAGTGGGAAGAAGAGGATGATGAATGAAATTAGTAAAGACAGCGACACCTGCTGCCATATCCGTGCTACGACAGGCTACGGCACTGAAGCCGAAGCGCAAGAAAGCCTCGGATGGATTGCTTCCTTCGGCTGCACATATTAAACAAAGCCCTACCTCTGACCACAACACAGGGTTGGCTGTTGATTTAACACATGACCCTAAGAATGGTATTGATTGTGTAGAAATCTTTCAGAAAGTAAAAAAAGACAAGCGTGTAAAGTATCTTATTTTTCAGGGAAAGATTTGGTCTAAGGAACGTGCTGATGAGGGAGACCGTAAGTATACAGGTAGCAACCCACACAATAAACATCTTCACATTTCTATCAATGAAGACATGGCTAAAGATACAAGCCCGTGGTTCTACTGGTTAGACCAACCAAAAATTGTTAATCAAGTTATCGCAAAGGTAACACCTGTGCCCGCTAAGAAGGCATACAAGACTGAAGTTTGTACCTGTTGCAAATTGCACGGTACAAAATCCTAACCCCTATAGGAGGATACAATGGAACAATTTAAGCAACTATCACTATCTTGGTTTCGTGCAGCGGCATCTGCTGCGGTAGCACTTTACCTTGTAGGTGAGACAGACCTTAAGACTCTGGCAATGGCAGCACTAACTGGCTTTGCTGGTCCACTACTTAAGTGGCTAGACCCATCTGCAACAGAGTTTGGACGCGGCTCTAAGTAGCCTCATCACACGCCTTTTAAAGGCGTTTTAAGACAAGAAGCCCCCGCTCAGGTACTTTAACCTACCTGGCGGGGGTCTTTTTTTGTTGTTTAAACCTTTGCTTTAGGCT